TTGTGACGCAAATTCATAATCGTCAGGGAGAGGATCTTGCACCTCTCTGCCTTCTCTATAATCTAAATCAAATATTTTGTAGTTATAAGTGTCTGAATCGGGATTATAAACTTTTGTTTCATCTAGAAAAACAGATTGCAAAAATGGAAAATTTATTTTTCTGTTGGCCTTGAAAAATCTTAAAGTATTACCGTTTTTATCTGAAAATCCTTCAATTGGGCCTTCTGATATCAAATCAATAATTTGCATTGTGCTAGCCGATTCTAGCACTTCAAAGTCTTTGCTTAGGTCTGAGTCTAAATCTTTAGATATTCTGGGCGTTCTCGCCCTGCGCGCATTTTCTTTTTTCTCTTCGTAAGAAAGGTATCTAGAATTAGCATTGTTTGACTTTAAAATCATTAATTTTGATCCTTTTCTATGCCTATGCCTACTTCTGGTATGCCTATGCTGCCAATTTTTTGCACTTTTCCTTGATATCCTTCAAATTCATAAAGCTGTTGATTTCTTAATGATGCGGAGATAACTGTTGATCCCACTCTTAATCTTCCATATCCAAGCGGAATAGGCACTCCTTGGGCCGCAGTATTTACTGGGCCTGAAAATAAATATGATTTTGTTTCTTTTTCTTCTTTTGGCCCGGGGCGCCCTCTATAGAAGCGCCTGCTCCGCCAGCAGCAGATATTTCAGCCATCATGCCTTGTTGCTGCATCGCCTTCTCGGTTTCTCGCCTCTTTTCATTTTTTGCATCAGCTTCATTGCCCTGTTGTGACTGTTGTGCAACTTGCATTACGGTCTGCTGTACGGCATCCGGAAGACTA